TTGATACCCTTCGATTGGCAATACGCACCACGGTTCCTCGAAGTCCTGTAGAATTCGTTGGAGCAGTCGATAATGGTGTCATCCTCACTAAGAGTCTTACTCAATTTCTTGACCATGGAATCTGTGACCTCTCCATGGGGAAGTGCGGTGATGATCGTTCGAGGCGTTTGCATCTTACAAACCATATCTTCCATGGATTCGTGACCGCGAATATTCATACAATCACCCGCGAGGGACCTAACCTGTTCGGGTGAACGGTTATACACGTGAATTTCATGAGACTTTTGGATGTTGAGGGCGAGGTTACCACCGATGGCACCGAGGCCGATGAGACCGAGAGACATGTGTTCTACGAGTTCATGCATCGTATATTTTAAGTTCGTTCCAATCTCGAATACTTATGTCACTTTCTTGACACCATGGATAAATATCTTCACCGATGTAGTTGATTGCGCGGACACCATCTTCTATACACCTGTCACAAATACTCTTGTTGTCATCTATTATGAGGCCTATGTTGAGTGCACGGCAAATATCAGCTTTATGTACTTCGTTTGGGGTGAAACTATTAGTCAAGATGACATCATCGAATACACCCGGAAAGAAACTTTCAATCCACGTTTCCGTTTCTTCGCGGACGACATCTTGACGCCCAGTGACGACATACATTTTATTGGAGTGTCTTTTTAGTTTGTACATAGCTTCTTGACTCCCCTTTATAGGTACGAGATCCATGAAGTCTTTGGACTGATAAAATTCCCTGACCATTTTCTGTGAAGTGGCTTCATCTATTTCAAATATTTCACGGTACACGTAATTGTATTTGGGTTTACTCCAAAGTTTGTGAACTTTGTGATGATGCTTCGCCATTGGAAAGAGGAATTTTACTAAGACTTCATCGATGTCGATCGCGATTCGGTTCATTTCTATACATCAATATTATTCATAATCTCTAACTACCACACCTACGGGAAATCTTGGGACACCAATCGCAGTTAGATTTTGAAATCGAACGGTCAACTGTTTTCCGATGTATTTTTCTTTTTCAACGAGATACTCTCTTCGCTTTTCCAACGTGCCTTCGGGTTTGACGGAAAAGTGTTGTTCTCCCGTCTTACAAATCCAAATGGCAGTACCCTTCTCACGACCCGTACCCTCTTTAACATCCACAATGGGGTATTCTTCAGTTTGGAAAGCCTTGTACTTGAGAAGATAATTGCTTCTCTTACCAATCTCATAGGTACTCATGGCGTCACGAATCATGATACCCTCGTGCCCCTGGCTCACGAACATGTCGTGGTAGCCCACAATTTCAGACTTTTTCTTCACGTGAAACGTATCGACGGTGACATGCTTCATTCGTTCTTCGAATGTGAGATTCGGTCGGTTCATATCGAAATAGTCGAACACGTGAAATTCCAGTGATTCGGGGTTCATCTTGAACATACTCGTGATCTCCTCGAACGTCTTGTTGGGAGCGTAGCACTCTCCATCTAGGTACTCACCGTCTTTGAGTCCATTCGCGAGGTGATCGACACCGTGGACAGGCTTTCCGGTTCGAGAGAAGCATCCTTTATTTGACACGAGAAGACGAACCCCGTCCAATTTGGGTTGAACGTAAAAGGGTTCAGTGATGTACTTTTGACGATCTTCCCACTTGTTTGCCAACATAGGAAGAATCTGTGTACACTTGGTCTTCTCATTGTTCCACATGGTCTGGGCTCGCATGAGCGCCTTTTCGTACCCCGTCTTCACATTCGTTCGGGACACGGATACCTTCTCACTCCCCACGACACCAGTCGTCTTCACGATGTCAGCAGTTCCGTTAGCAAGGTCCTCGACACGGATATCCGTGAATCGCTCGGTCCCGTTCTTGTCTTTCTTTATAAGGCGTTCCATTATACTGTATTAATATCTCAGCTTTAAATAGATGTCGGATTTACCGGTTGTAAATTATGGCAGAATGGAACGACTTAGGCCTCCGGAAAGCACAATTGTGCCATTAAATTTGAATACGTTTTGTGTTATATTTATAATTTTATGTGTACTAGCTCTCTACAGGCGCTCTGTGAAGATTACTCAAGAGCGTGGACGATTCCATACTTGAGGCAGTCGCGAGGATTGAGATAGATATCCTTCTTCATGAGCTTCTTGAGCATTTTCTCAGGAATCTTAGTCTTCTCGAGATACATCTTCTTCAGCATCTTCATAAACTTATCTGTCGACTTCAACTCGTGTTTAAGTTCCTGAAAATTTCCCCACATCTCCGTAGAAATCTGGTGAATAAGTACATAGGCATTCCGACCCATCTTTCGCTCAGCACCTCCGAGAAGCATGAACGTCGCTGCACTGCAACAAGACCCCTGTGCGATGGTAACAACCTTCACGCGCGAGGACTCGAGTGTGTTCATTAACGTCATTCCAGCAAAGATGTCGCCACCGTCACTCATGATATGAACCCTAATGATTGGTTCGTAACCAAAGAGTTCAGCCTTCTTCTTAAGAAGATCAATCTCCAACTTTTTGAACTTCTCTACAAAGTCAAGTGCATTCTCTCTATCCACATCGGCGTAGAAGAGGATTTCATTTCCGATAACCTTGACACACTCTTCGATCTCAGTTTCTTCCTCCTTCGTAGACATTCTTGAGAGCCTTCTTTACTTTTGTCACGTCTCTTGATTTTAAGTTGTTTCCGACGGCCAAGTGATTGATCACGTCGAAATCTTGAGGTGAGATTTTGTAATCTACGAGATTACTTAGGTCCCCTTTCTCCGCATACTTTTTCAAGAGGCAGAGTTCTTCAATCCCAAATCCCAATCTGGATTTCTTACGAATCTCGTCGTACTTTTGTTTACGCATCTTGTAATTTCCCAACTTTGTCCAACAACTTCCGGGTCGAATCTTATCTTTCACGAGCGGTTCGCCGAGAGATGATTTTGGTATGGTCAGAGCATGTAAGACGAAGTATGGCATGAGATTCCAGTTTCCGTATGTGTAAATGTGACTATCGTAATAGTCCGCATCAGAGAATGAGCTGGATGCGGCCACGACGTCGACACCTTTCGAGTCCAGGTAGTTTTCCTGGAAGATGTCCCACATATGTCCGTGTTCGGCTATACTATCGTGAATGGGTATGGGTACAGGATCGGACAAAATATCCGCTATGAACTCCTTGGGGGTTTTGAAATCATCCATCACATCGTACCCATCGAGATAGGTGAAAAAATTTCGAATGTTTCCCTTACACATATGAGCCGCACTCTCCACCTTTGGTCCTCGTTCGTCCGTGAGTTTCATGAGTGTCTCGGGTTTGTGTTTCGGTACGAAAACCGTCTCGAAGTTTGGATACATACACATGTTCGTGGACGTCACTAAAAGCGATCCACCTCGGGTGATATGATCACCGTCAGACACTCGTTCGATTATAGGTTTGAACACAGGGTCATAGTCTTCGATGAATACATATTTGGATGAGGGTTTTATGAAGGGTAGGAACAAACATTTACTTTTCATGTGTTCCGAAAGAAGTTCGACATGACTCACGCCTTCGAGCACCCGTTTAAGAATGTATGACTTTCCAACACCCGAAGCTCCGCATATGAAAACGTTCTTTCGTTCACGGATATATTTACGAATGAGTTCAATCTGTTTCGTGTGAATGGTCTCCACGCTATTTTCGACCTCTTTTTTTTGCTCGACTATTTTAATGAAGGAATCCATCGATGACCTTACTGATCAGGCCATAGATTTAGTGCTTCAAAATAACGCACTACATAAACGTATCGTAGAACCTTTAAAAAGGAAAATTTTACCATACGTTGCATGTGGAGTTCTTATGAACGTCGTCATGTTCATTCTCTTGGTGTACCTTGCTCGACGTCTGTCTCTTCTTCCTCTTCCTCTTCCTCTTCATACTCTTCCTCCTCAGGCTCCTCTTCCTCTTCCTTAGGTGCTAACATTTTACCTATTTTCTCGAACGGTGTATCCTTGGTGATGGCCACGATGGGCTCGACCGTCTTGGGAAGTTTGAGGGGTGGTATGGGACGTACAGTGAGTATCTCCGGTTTCGTAAAGACACCCTCGATGGGATACTCTTTATCGAAATTCATGAGTATCTTTTTAGGGATAGGAGGGGACTGCTCCAAAAGACTATCATACATCGCCTTACACTCTTCGACGAATTTTAGACCCTCCTTTTTACGTTCTGCACGGGGGAGTGAAAGCTGTAATCGAATATTTCTGGACAAACTTCCATGTCCTAACGCAGCAGTTCTGTGATTCTCCATCAACTCGTTCACCTTAAGGAACTGCATGATCGTGGCTATGAGACCGGCAACCAGGTTCATTCCACCGATGATGGCCGGTGCAGAGCTACGCATACCCTCTGGGAAAGTACTCTGGGCGAAGTTCGCCGTACCAGTTATGGTCGACAGTACAATCACGGGTAAATTGAAATGTAAACTCATTCTTTTAAATTGCAAAAACGCTCGATGATGCATGTAACGATAACACGCACTGGCCTCACCCCATTGCCTGAGCACATTTTCGTGATAATCGTTCCACATTTCCTCCATATTTTTTTCCTCCGTCATCTTATAATAGATGAACATTATATTTCTTCTGCACACTCTATTCCTATTAGCTATTCTTATCGTTCCGTTTACCAATAATAAGAGGAACCTAGAATTTTACTCGATCATTATACCCTTCATCTTCTACCATTGGTCGGTGAACGATGACACGTGTGCACTGACACAAGCGGAGATGATGGTTACCGGTAAACACAAGGACGAGACCTTCATGGGTAGACTCGTCGGTCCGATATACAAGATGGAAGAGAACCAGATCAATAACATGACCAAAACCCTATTCTTTGTTTTATGGGCTTTTGTCGGATACAGGTTGGGACACTTCGATATATTTTTCGATGACCTAAGTGATTTGCTTAAAGGTAAAAAGGTAAAGTAAAGTATCATGGATCTTAAACTTCAGAGTGAAATCAAGAAACTCGTGTACAACCGTGATTTGTATCACGCCAACTATGTCGAAGAATTGGAAGAGTTTGAAACGAAAATTCAGCGACTCGACGCTCAAGCCGACCGGACCGAGTCGGAGGTAAAGAGGCAGATCCTATCCAAACAGAAGGAATATTACGAGAGGCAAATTGAAAAACTCGATAAAAATTTGGAAATCACCACGAAAGCTATCAATCAAAAGATTGAGTATTTTGAGGAGCAACTTCAAAATCTGGAGAAGGAGAAACGTTCACTCGACTACAATGTTGAGAAGCTCAAGAAGGCACTCGAGAGACGTAACACAAATGAGATTTTCGACATGTTCGAATTTGTGACGAACGCAATCACGATCATTCGAGAGGACATCAAACCTACTTCTTCGAAAGCTGATGAACACGCTTAATGAATTCCTTATTACGTCGAATCTTGGGGTCGGCGGCTATGAGGCGCATAAGTGCCGCGGTGGGAATCTTGGGAGTATTACCCGAAGGCTTGGGAGTTTTCTTTAATTTCTTCTTAGCGTTCTGGAGTTGTTTAGTAGTTGGCATTATACTATAGGTTGCTAAAATATTTCCTCACCTATACTATAATGAAGAATCGACAGAAGATTCAGTTGATGACCTTGACTCTTATCGTGCTCGTGGGTGTACTCGGCTACATGTGGTACAACCCTAAGGTTGTGGAGGTTCCGGTCGAGGTTGTCCCCGTTCCACCCCGCCCCGTGGAGACGCGTCGTCCCCCGGTGCGGGAGCCCGAATTCAGGGGTCCACCCATCAAACAGTACAAACCTGGCTACATGCAGCAGATGGGTATTATCACGGGTGGTGATGGTGAGACACTCCCTCTCTATGGTAAGGAGGTGCGTGGGCGTCGTGACCGCTATCATTACTACACGACCACCGGTGGGGAGAATTTGTACCCCGTTTCTATCAGTCACAACGCGAGAGACTGCATGGAGGACATCGGTTGCGAAGAGTTGTACGGAAATGAAACAGTCACCGTATTGGGAAAGACTGGTTCATTCACAGTGAATATGTATCGTACGGATGATTTCTTTTAATTTTCAGCTTCTTCTTTTTTCTGCTTAACGCGCTTCTGTATATCGTTAATCAGAGAACTCGTCTGACTAGAAGAGCAGCACGCCGAAACGGCGCACGCCGCAAGAATCGGAGGGGATTTGAAAGGTATGCGCATGATACCCATGATACCCATGATGGAACAAACTAAACACGCGATGGTAAATCCAAGTTGGGTGTTACCCATGGGTTCACCAGAAGTCTTGAAGAGATTTCCAATCATCTTTTACTATACGTCAACAAAAATTATTTCTCAACCGTGTCACGGTATCGTATTCTCTGGTGAGAAATCCGGTGTTTCCTGCATATTTCGATTTAAGTCGTAAAAGTTCGGCCACCCCCTCGTCATCGAGATGTCTAAGAAAATCCACCTTCATCTCCATATCGTCAAGCTGGTTTCGCTCTTTCATGTGTTGAACGTACGGCCATGTGTGTTTTCGTAGAGAATGAACTTCTTCCTCGAGACGTCGAAGTCTGGGAAGAAGAATCTTGTGAATCAGCACTCTAAGCTGTTGTGCATCACTCATCTTATGGTGAAGACGTTTTTTATCTTTATACAAATTAAGATGTCACTCCCCCAATGTAAGCGAGACTTTATTAGAAAACTAGTCACGGGTGTATCTAATGTCATGGACTTTGACAAACTCTTACACTCGATAGACAAAACGGATATCTTCATCAAAAAACACTTTCTCGTTCGAACCGATGATGGGTCTTACATGGTAAATAAAACGAATTTTTGTATGTGTGTAAAGTCACTCGATTTTGAATTGCTATGTAAAATATTTATTCGTTTGGATACGTACGGTGTCACATTACGAAAAGTGTTTCTCGAGGCGAATGTGAATCCGTTATATTTTAGTAAGGAGGAGTTGAACTATGCTCAACTCGTTGGACAAGGTGAAATCGAAACTTTTTTCGATTTGGTTCTCTTTTGAGTAAAAAATCTCAGTTAACAGTAGATGCAGTACCGTGACTTGAAAAACAAAGCCAAAAAGCTCGGTCTCCGTGTGACTAAAACTGTCAAGGGAAAACGAGTCAAACTATCAGCGAAAGAACTTCGCTCTAAAATTACTATGAACTTTGAGAACAGTGTGAAGAATGCACAGAAAGTTATCAGAGTGTGTCAAAACATTGTCGCACCTACCGTGGTTCGTGCGGGTGCTCCATCCGCACCTCCTCCACCTCCACCTCCACCACCCCGACGCCCGGTCATCAACGCGAAGCGCGCGAAACTCATGGCCGAACTGAAAAATGTCCTTAAGAAGAAGGGACTTTCTACTCCTTCGTAATTATCATAGAATGAATGGTAGTACATTTTTGATTGAATGGACCTCTGCGCGATAATTTGCTACCCTTATACCCCTCCTGAGAATACATGTCGACTGTAAAACCGTCTGGTACGATGATGGATTTAAAAGGAATACCCAAAGATATCTCAGCTTTTACAAAATCCGAAGCATCGCCAAATTTACCATGATCGTCACCCTTAAAATCACATTCGAAGTATGCGGTAATGTAAGGTAACGCTTGCTTTTCGGTGATGAGATTCTTTTCTCTTTCCTGTAAGAAGAAATAGATTCCACCTCCTACTGATCCCACGAAAGATGAGAAGGCACAGGCCATAAGAAGTACTTCACCCATATTATAATCTACGTACATTATAATATGGCTGCTATCATAGCTCTTTGCTTCTGCTCTTCTTTATCCGCTGCAGGGGGTTGGTTTGGTGGGTTTATCCCAGGGACCGAACCCCATTTCTTAAAAGAAATGAACGCTACCGAATGGAAGAATATCGCGAATGATTTAAAGGTCATGAACGAAGAGAGAAAGGAAGAAATGAAAGAATTAGATGAAAAAGCCGGACCGGATCTGTCTGGTTTATCTGCAGATGAACGTGTAGAATTCATGATGATGGCTAAAAACCACATACAGAAACTTCGTGAATCCGAAACATGTGAAAAGGCAAAGGAATTACTCGATGGTAACAAGTTCAAGGATACTCTAACTGCTTATCCGAATGACATTTTTACGCTCAGTGGTTCAAAACGTAAACGTGAGGTATGGGAAAGTGCGGTTGGAATAGACGACGACTTTCCAAAACGGGAGTTAGATGGTGCATTGGAAGTGTGTATAGCGACTGACGAGGCCTTTGAAGAAATTATGGAAAGATTCAACTAAACACCAAACCAAAACGTTTCGACATAAACTTCTCAACACCCTGGAACGTAGGAAAACTCCAGAGGTACCAACGGGACCAGAAACCAGCCCCGTCGATACCACTCATTTTCCAATTCTCTTTGTCACTCCCATCGATGCTTAGCATCTTATCTTGAATTTTCTTGGGATCTCGCTCAGCTATCGTGCTTTTGGGTATCCTACCTCCATGTCGGAGGACATAGGAACGCATACGTGAAGGATTCTTGTGCTTGGTGTAGTCGGAGTACCCACGTGCACCAAAATCAACAGTCCTGCCGTCTTCGAGGGTCGCCCTGAACTTCTTTTTAGGGTTAGGGCTACGAGTTATCTTGACGCGCATACTTACATTTTACGAAGATAATTTACTTACAGCCCATGCAACCGTACTCCTCCTTCTTAGCTTGGGGAAGGAAGAAGAGACGCTCGGGGCCGCGCTTTACACGGTAGAGGTGGTCGTACATGTGGAGCAGACCGATGGTGAGAGCGAGGGTGGCGATGACGACACCGTTCACCTTGCGAGAGACGAAAGCGTACGCCGCGATGAGAACAGCGAGAATCATCTGAACGATAGTGAGCTGAGGGATGGCGGGCATCTTAAAGCGAGACTCGGTGGTCTTGACCTCAGGAGTGGGCTCGGGCTCGGCATACTTGGACGTGTATCCAACGGGCATTTTATAATATCCTGAGAAAATAATGTGGAGGTTCGCCTTCGTTCCCATACTCATGGTCCTCTATGATTTTGTCAAGGCTCCCATCGATCGACTCTACTTTACAAATCCTTGGCGACCACTTCTCGGAATACAAAATACATTCAGGGACATCGTACATGGTTTCACCGAACATGACGTAAAGCACTACCCGGGTTTACTTCTAGTCAAGCTTCACTATCAAAAGATACGTGAAGAGTTTGAACGGGTTTCACCCACTCTAAAAAAGCGTCACCAACATGATGAAGATGTATGGTCTGAGAAGAATGACGGGTACTACTATTACAAAGTCAAGGACTTTCCTTTGTTGAACAGTCTCGTAAATCAGATACCGTGTATTTATAAGGACACAGCCATGTTTGTGGTCATCGAGGGTCCCATGATACTTCCTCCACACAGGGCTGAATCGAATGAACTCTTGAGGTATCAGCTCACTATACAAGGTGACGGTGATTGCACTCTGTATACTGACAGGGGTACCTTTGTTCAACACGAGGGTGAAGACTTCTTTTTCGATCACGGACGATACCATGAACTTATCAAAACCGGTGAAGGTAAACGGGTTTTACTCATACTCGATGTTCATAGATGATTTCTGCACACGGCTTCGTACATGTCACTCCCACCGATGAGTTCGAGAGTCTTGTCATCCACGATCCTTTTCGTGAACGGACCTGGAGTTCCATCGTTACAATGCATACATAGCGCCGAAAGTTTAGTCACGTCACACGCGAGTGGAATACAGTCGATAAGTTCACCAAACTTTCTCTGAAACGAGTCGGCGTCGAGACCAGCCAAAATGATACTCTTTTCAGAGAGAAGACAACACTCCACAAATTTTTTGAGTCTGGGGAAAAATTGGGCTTCATCTATGGCGATAATATCGGCGTCGTAAAACTCACTTACATCCATCAGGTCAAATAGGTCGTGTGTTTTGTAACAGTTGAACTTCACGTTGTCGTGTGTTTTCAAAACTTCATCTGGGCACCTCGTGTCTTTACTGGAGTTGACGACGAGAATCTTCTTGCCTATGACTTTCAGACGCTTAAGTCGCCTGATGAGTTCCGAAGTTTTACCAGAAAACATATTTCCCATAATTATTGAAAGACCCATCCCGATTTATTAAAAATATCTCGTATTTTTTATATGGGTGACGTTCACAGGGCTTCGTATAATGGGCACACGGGGTACTACAATCCTAGAACAGGACGGGTTAAATTTGGAAAATGCATATATCCGAGCATCGAGGTAGCGATAAAATATCTCAAGGCAAAGTAAGATGCCTCTCACAGATGTTCAGATTCTTAAGAAGGTTGGTGAGCTGCGTAGAACCAAAGGTAAGATATACGCTCCACTCAAGTATTTCCGGGGACTCACCACCCTCAAAGAGGTCGAAACACGATACAAAAAAATGCTTAAACGAGATTACAGCAGCTTCAAAACGGACGAGGGACAGAAGACAAAGACTTCCTCCTACACCCAAAAGTTTAGGAAGAAGTACGGACCTAGTGTCAAATCCCTTCCAAACATTGCTAAGGCTACTGGCGTGCCTTTGAAGACCCTCAAGACGGTCTACGACAGGGGTCTCGCTGCGTGGAGAACCGGGCATCGTCCGGGAGCCTCTCCACAGGCGTGGGGGTACGCGAGGGTACACAGCTTTGTCACGAAGGGGAAGACGTACTACACGGCTGACAAAGACCTTCGGAAGTGAACATTTAAAATTTTATTATATCTATACACTTGTTTATAATATCATCATTTCGTTTTTGAATGAGTGTATCGTAAATCGAGTTTGGATTCTCTGTAATAATATCTTTCACAAAGAATTCTGGGTACTGCTCTACGATTTGTCTTGTAAAAGAAAATGTCGATTTGGTATAACTTTCTCTCTTTTTAAACATAGAAGTCTGAACTCCTCTATTTCCTGTTTGAACATTTTCAGTGTTCTTAGACTCTAACAGGGTTATATTACCCCAAGAACTTATGAGATTTCCATTTGTTAATATGGGTTTAGCTTTTTGTGAAACAATATGCTCATGGTCAATTCCATCTAAATCAAATAGATTAATTGACGATGTAGTCTTTGTTTCAATATACGCTAATATACTTTTAATTTTTGCTATACCAGCCTTATGGAATTGTTGACGTTTCACGATCTCTCTTTCATCGTTAGTAACAAGACCTGAAATACCCCGGTTGAGTAGTTGATAGATTTTAACGTCTAATTCCTCTTTAGTAATTCCATTGTTCAAATAGGATGTAAGAAATCCAGCAAGTGGATTAGAATAACGTAGACTATTGAACGTTTCTTTAAGCCCATAGAATGACACGTACATTTGCCATGCAACTAATTTTTCTATAAACTTCGAATCGATACATTCTTCCTTGTAAAATTTTGGTAAGATCGTGTATGCATAAGCTTCCCATGAGAATATTACACCCTTTTTTTTGTGTAGAACGAGTCTACCGTATCTATCTCCTTTGATATCATCCATTATAGAATGCAATTTTTCAGCTATATCTAAATACTTTATAGTATTTTCATAAGTATTTTTTTTATCATTGTAATCTATCAATTTTTTATAGTCAGCTTCTTCTGTCAGACAAGCCGCAACCATGTTTTTATTATATATCTGTATAGCTGTCCTAAATATTTTATTGCCATAATCATTACCATAAATATCGCTCTTTTTTTGATTTTTTAATTCCTCCCACCGTGTAAATATCTCGAATTTTTTGTCGTCGGGAATATTAGTTAATATGTAATTTTTTACTACGTCTATTGTCGCCATTTTTTCTCCACGGTTATTCTCATAATTATACAATTTACTCACATAGTCTAAATCTGTACAACTCTTAACATTTACTATATAATCGTGTAATAGCAAATGGATACAATCTTTTATGTTATTAAGTGTTGAACACTTCTTAAAAATATAATAACAGAGATGTTCATATGCGTTTAACAATTTATTTGATTTAACAGAACCTAATTTTTTATCATTTTTTATCAATTTATTTCGACTTTCCTTTGATATTACTTTACAACTTTTAATCAAATGACGTCTAAAATCTGTTGTAGTTTGTTTGTCACATGCTATAATTTCACCACAATGTCGACATTTTATCCGCCCATCACCACATTTAGAGAATTCCAAGTCTTGGAAATTTACAAGTGGTTCATAATCATTTATGATAGACGTGAGGGTCGTCTTATCTAATGGACTCACACAATTAACGCGCGGGTGTATTATTGTACTTTCGTCATCCAAATCATAGTTTTCGTTGGTATCCAACTCGGTGACGTTGCGGATTTGTTTTTTTAGCTTTTCGACGTGTTGTTTTTCATAATCTACATTTGCGTGTGGAAATATATTTTCTAGAAAATTACGAAAAGCTAAAAGTGCTAAAATAACCGTTATGATTCTCTGTTGTCCGTCCCATATTTCTTTGTCACCGTCAGTTTTGTATTGAATAACATTACCATAACACATTTTTTTATTGGATTTCAAAATTTCAACCATATCATCTATAAAGTCATCAACAGATTTTCGTGTCCAGCAGTAATTTCTTTGATTCATCGGGATGGTTATACTACCACATTCATTAAGAAACGCCTTCAAAGATGCTTCTTGCTGGCTCCACGGTGTAGCACGAGTTACGTTCGGCATGTTGAACAATTTATTAATTTTATATGGTCCTCTTTAACTATATTCTTTATCTCAGCCAACAAAAATCTAGGATAGATACAATGGTTCATGCAGAACGAATACATGAAGAAATACGTGTTTTAAACATAAAAGACGAAACATTACTATCGTTTCGTGTTTTTGAAAATTTCAATAAAAGGCTCGATCAATTTAAGACGATCAAGTTGGGTTTGTTCCCATATCGCGTTAAATTGACAGAGGAAGAAGAGGAAGAAAAGGAACTTCTCGATAAGTATTTTAAAACTCTAGAGGAATTGTTCCCCGAAATGGCGGTTAAGTGGAGGAAAAGATATTTTTAATAAAGTTTACGTAGCGTTCATCCTTTTCTATCATGAAACAGTCTCTCCCCGTATTTTTACACGCTACACCTATACTCCCACTACCAGCGAAGCAATCGAGAACGAGATCCCCTTCGTCGGTAGTGTGTCGAATGATATTTTCTAGTAGTGCTACAGGTTTAGGTGTGATGTGAATTTCGTTACGCTTTGCCATGTCGTAATTCCATACACAGTGATCCGTCTTTTGGTTGTTAAATTTTGGGACTATATCCTCATATTTGAGACCCAGGTGCTTTTCTATAGGTTTTATGGTGTCTCTCGTTGGCATATTCTTACCCGTCTCTATGTTGGAATACCAACCAGTCATACCCCCGGTTTTGGAAAGAATCTCTCTGGAGATGTCTGTCTGCTTCACACCAAGTTCCAAACGTTTATCGCGGATGATTGTAGAGTTGTCGAAGGTATAAAAAAGGATATATTCACACATCTTATTCCAATTGTGCATGTCGTTCTTGACGACGTACCCGTCGAGGTACCCTTTTTTAGACGAACCATCGAAACGTTTGTTCCACGTGATCATGTTCTTAAACACGAGTGACGTATTTTTCTTGATAGAAATCATGAGTTCACTAATCTGTTCCATGTCGTTGTGAAAAAAGAAGAGACTCCCGTCACGCTTCATTTTCGTTTCGAGTTTTTGTATGACACTCGTGAGCCATTCGACATAGTTTTCTATGGTGTCCCACGTATCTTTACCTATGTTATATGGTGGATCTATACAGACGAGTTGTACGCTCCTATCTTTTACATGGTCGAGTTGTTCTAGACAGTCACCGTGACGAATCTCTATCATTACAAAGTATACGCAGTCTATTTTTAAGCTCCGTAGTCGGCGACTCTTCGTAATCTTTGGCGAAAATGTGGCGAGTCAAAACGTTCTTCCCCCACCAATCGGTTACCCCAACGGGTCATCAAAAAGACGTTCATACCCCTGATAGTGAAACTTCGTTCGTTTCGACAGTTCAGGTGACCAATCTCAACCCCCGTCTCGTTTTCTCTCGCGTTTTGGGCGATCATCTCCATCGTGATCGGTTCTCCAGTCACGGGACACACGAGGGTATCGTTCCGAGAAATGAGTGGGTATTTAGCTCTGAGCCAGTACCAATTGAGTTCGAAAAGTGGATGTACAAACGCTCCCTTTACCTTTTGGAGGTAAGTGTAAATATCGATCAGGCACGTCGCAACACCCTCCGGTGTCGAAGAGTTCGCGATCGGAATTGCCACGTCAGAAACACCGCGAGCTTTCATGTACTTCGTGGACTCCTTTGACAGACGCACAGGATACAGTCTCGATGCGCGATTTTTCAGGGGTCCCTTCGCCTCGCCTTCGGTCGTGCGAATGTAATCCAGCTTCTTCTGAGTGATCTCACATGGAGAGTTATAATTCGAGCGACAACGACCACTGTGCCCCTTGGGAAGCACACAGAGATACTCTTCGTTGGTAAACGCATTTGCTTCGTCGGAAATGTACCCTTCGATCTTGGACAGAGAGGTTTCCACGGTCCTAGCGCGACACCCGCTACCGGGGATGCATTCCAGACAGAAAAAATGGCTGTAGTATGGATAGACGTTTTTCAGCCACTCATCGTGGTCCCTCTTGGCGTCCACTAACTCGGGTTGGTTAACGAGTGAGATTGGCATATTTGCATGAAAAAGCTTAAAATATTTGTGACTTAGGTAGATAAATGGTACCGCGTCCACAAGAAAGCCGGATTTCGTGGGATGAATATTTTATGCGAACTGCCGAACTCGCATCGGTTCGGTCTCCATGTGAGCGACTCAAGGTTGGTTGTGTTCTCGTCAAGAATAACAGGCTCATCAGTATGGGGTACAACGGATTTCTCGCGGGGACCGACCATCAATCTATCGTACGTAACGGGCACGAACAAGCGACGATCCACGCCGAGATTAACGCCATCACGGATGCGGCGAAGAGAGGTGTCTCCATCGATGAAGCCGTAGCCTACATCACGCACTACCCTTGTCTCAATTGTTTCAAGGCTCTGGCGAGTAGTGGAGTCAGAAAGATTTATTACAAAGAAGACTACCGAAACGACCCGGTTGTGGAAGAACTGGGGTACGGAATATCTCTGGTAAAGTTATAAGATGCCGTGTCCCATATGCACAGGAGCTCTCGTTTCAAAGGCCGCCGCCAGTGTCGCCGCCGTGGTAGGTGCCGCGAAACAAGTAAAAAAGACCCGAAAAAAACCTAAACCTAAAAATAAGTGAGCATGATACTCATTGACCAAATAGTACGGTACCTTTCCAAAGATATCATGTTACCCTCACGTTGTCATGCAACCAAAAAGGAACTCGTGTGTATAAAGAGTTGTTGTGATTGTAAAATCTTCTGTAAAAAACCACCGAAGGGTTCTGTACCCGCGGTGGTACTATTAAAGAATAAATCCCCATAAACAGTAATGAACTCTAAGATTCCCACGCATATTTTACAAGTCATCCAAAGTCGAGAGCTTTCTATGCCACAGAAAATCATGGCCTTCACCATGCTCATGCCGAACATACCCGCTGATCCAAAACACGAGGATGTGTATAACCAAAATATAGATCTTGGATACACGATCAAACGTCTTGTGGACGAGAAAAAGATTCGTCTCGATGGTTTTGATAAGGATTTTAAGCTTAAGGTGTCTGTCGAGCCCTAGGACTCTTGTACCAACTTTGGTACACGGGGTCTCCGTCAGTATACACGATTTTGATATCTCCCAGTTGATAGAGTTTCCATATATTCTCTAATCGGTCCTGGAAGATATCTTTTTCATTTTGACTGAGCTTGTAATACAGGCGTCTGTAGACGCTGACCACCAACATTCCTTTGTGATCTTCTAATTCATGGATGAGACCTATGAAGGGGTCTTTGAAGTACATGGTGACGTTCTGAAAGATGTTGTGTGCGTCATAGAGACGTTGAGGTCTATCCGAGTTCTTCGTTGTTAGAAGCATTGTTCTACTTTTTGTTCTTGTCTTTAATACGAATAGCCCACATACTCTCTTCATGAAACTTATCGTAATCAATCTCTTCGATTTTGAAAAACTTCTTGATGAGTTTCTTGATGGGATTTGTCACCTCAGTCTTTTTGGGTTCGTCATACGAAGGTGGCTTTCGCCTCCCCTCACCTGGAGCCTCGGCGGGTTCGACAAAATTGTCCTTCTTGGCGCGAACCACGACACGTGGACGCGTAAAATGTGATTGTGTGAGTGATGAAATCATTTTATTGGTTGACGCGTCTTATCTTTAATAATGTGACTCCAGAAGCGTTTTGGCGAGTCCCATGGCGACGAGACCGACCCCGATTTCCTGATATTCCATTTTGAGTAGACGACCTGCGATAGTCATGGGTAGAACCCATGAAGCGAGTTGGAATGCGGCGTAGTTCGCGAGGTCCGGGTCCGGAAGTGCGGCTTGAACACGGACCGCGCGGACCGGACGCCTATGTGTAACTTTCTTGGTTTGTAACCTGACTGGAACGTAATTTGGCTTAGCAAGAGCTAACATCCTATATGACCGAAGTTTCTTATCTTTATGTAATATAGGATGGGAAGAAACAATTATTCTTATAATGGGTTGCTTTCTGTGATTACACGAAAACCTATCTATAGGTATAAAGTGAGGCAGAAGACTTCTCAGGAGGTCATAGATGAACTTAGAGAATCTGGTAACCAAAGAAAAGTTGACAGTATCACAAATATCATTGCTCGCCTGTTCTCTGTACCCGAAGTGTATCTAGAAAGAAATAAGACGGGACCTAGAATAAACATAAATGGTAATTCAAATGTATCCGTCGATCAGGATTCATCTTATACAGATCTCGGTGCGACTTCGAGTGAAGCTGTGGGTAGCATAACCGTTGATGACACGAACGTAGATCTCACGACACCTGGTATCTATTTTGTTACCTATACGGCTACCGATGCGCTTGGATATTCCAGTACCGTGAGGCGTTATGTTGTTGTGGAAGCTGTGGTAGAGGAGCAAAGTGGGACGGGTACTCCGAGCGATCCTTTCGTGTTAACATTCACTGGTACTTCACCCCATTTGGATACGACAACTCTGTACAGGGGTAAAACGTATAGATTTGATTACAGTGGAGTACCTGCGTTTGTTAGTGGAGGTTTCGCTATAACAAGACAGGTGAATACCGTTTCGCGACCAAACACCGTAAAATGGGAAATAGGGGCTACATACCCCAATTCTTCAATTACTACATGGACAGTTCCAGAAACATGCCCGGATACTATGTATTGGTACGTTATAAATGGTTCTACGCAAGGTGCCTTAACTATTGCTTATGATACAGCATTACCTACAAGGTATAAGATTCGTTGGCTGGACCCCGATCAGATATTTCCAGCTAAGATTGATAGGGATAATATTGACGCGGGATTTGCACGTATAGAAAATTTGTTCACCGGTAGAAGACCCGCAGCTTCCGCCGCTGGTTTACATTTTGATACCACCATGAACATGGCCAATAACTTATCATTAAGTTCCGCGGCTACCGGTGGCCCCACAGCAAGCGACTATAGTGTAGTTCCCGGTGGATTTGAGTATAATGGATGGACGGAAAGTGGTGAAATTACTTGGAAAACAGCTGGTCGCGTGACGGTTAGTGGCAACGACAGTATTTACGACAAGGCTGGGACACCAAAAAACTTTACGGAGATGACAGTCGCACACGAAGGTCTACACGCTATAGGAACTGGTTCAACCACCGCTATCATAGGTAGAAACTTTAACGGTAATACAGGACTTGCAATCAGACACCCAACCGATCCAGGTACAGAAGGTAGCGAAAACTATCTTTGGACGGGTTCAAACGCACTCACGTGGTACAAAAATTATTTCGGTAGTAACATCAGTTCGGATGTTGAGGGAGTTCCGTTTAAAGCTGGAGACTTGTCACATTGGGATGATTACACAAATGGAGGGCGCGCACTTGAACGCACCATAAATGGTAAAACATATTTGGGAATATGGGATGAAGTTGTCACCGCAACTGGTGGTGATTACATAACTGGTTTGACTGCTGGATTGTTAAAGGATATTGGTTTGCCAATCAATATGAGTAATGTTGAAACATCTACTCCACCGACGGTAGCAAAGACGTGGGCGTTTGATGTGGGTGCCGGTCTTACACTCACAGCGAACACGGATGTGTACACAAATGTGTATACCAACTCTTCCCTCTCCGGAACAAATCCAGAACTGAAAATGGAACCTGAAGATGTGGTCGTACTCAACATTTTAGCGGGTGGAGCTACCATAAACGTGTACTCGAATACATCTGTAGGTACTATGGAATGGGATCCTCTCACGACGGGGGTAACATCTGGTACTATTACGGTGGCACCGACGAATTCTAATGTGGAACAGTGGCTATATAACAGCGTCTTTTACACCGATGGTACGAATCATGGTAAGATTACGGTCGATAGTATCGTGTATGACGAAGGAAGAGATCACGATTCCGATGGTGTTTATAACAATCGTGATCCACAAAGTCTTTCGTTCACACCCGAGTACACAATCTTTACCGATTCCAAATTTGATGCGGCCATGAAATGGCAGGGTTCGAGTGATGGGTACTACACGGCGAATACATCTACCACGACAAACTTTCCTCTTTATAAGGCGTCTACCAACACTACGACACCTACGAGTGGTTTTACAGTTTCGGGTGGTGAGCCGTGGGCGCTATCTGCTGCGGTCATTTGTGGGAGAAGACAAGCTGGTTGGGATCAAGATTCTGGTATCGTTCTTTTGAATACACAAGGTGGTGGGGATGGAAACATAACTCTCTCTACACACGAAAATAAAGAGACGGGTGATTTCTACGCAAAGTTCAAATATGGAAACAATGTTGAAATTACAACAGGTAATGTGGCATACAATCATTATTACACGGGATTTTATGTTGAATATGATGGTGCCCAAGGTTTCCGTATGTTTACATACGATTACAAGACCGACACATTGACCCAAGTTCCTTCCGCTAATGTGGTCGTAACAGGTACCGTGGGTCCCATGCGTGCGGCAAACTTCGAAGTTGCAAAGACTCCCGGTGCTGATAGATACTGGAATGGACGAATATCACATGTTACCGTTACAACCCTTAGGTCAGGTGTAGCTCTTCCAACTAATACAGAAGTTCTCAACATGATTAAAAATCCAGATACATGGTTGACTACGTACAAGGTTGGAAATCCATTAAGGTTACCGGGTGCGACAATTGACGACGCTACTACCACGACACCTACCTCGTTAAGTTTAAATGTGGTCAGTGGATACTATAGACTTGATGGTGCTTTCATTCGTACACAGGGAACCTTGGCCGATCCTGGTAGTCTCAAGAAATCACTCACAAGAGGTACTGTGTATTCTATAGATTTAACAGACTCAACTTTAAGTGGAAAACAGATGCGTTTATCTACATCTCCTGTGTATCACATCAGTCTAGAGGCGGCTCAAGCTAATGTATATAATTCTAATGTTACGTACACATCTGATTCTATAACTATCTCCGCGGGTGATGATACACCAGACTTTTTGTACCTCTTTGACAACCTTGACACAACAGACCCACAATCTCCCCGTGACGGACCTCTTGAATTTACTGGAAGCGGATTTCCTTCGGGTTCAGTCGTCACTACTTTCACGAAACGGTCCATTGGTGATAGTGACTCATCGGCTATTCAAAAATCGGCACAAGCGACAAAGGTGTACTATTTTACGGGTCTTTTGGCTAAGGGTCCAGGTGTAGCATCTCAAGAAGCACGTTTCAGAAATGATGTTTCGTACGACGCGACAGAACATTTTCTAGTAAGTAACTAAAGAGGAATGAACTCTCTGACTGAAAAAATACACGCTAAGTTTTGTTCAGATAATGCATGCAAGGAATGCAGTAAACCAAAGTGGATTCCTTGCCCACATTGTGGGGTAGAGTATATGGAGAGATTGATGACTGAACACATAAAGGTGTGTCCTAGTCTGCGTACATGAGACCCGCAATTCCATTTTTGATTTTGATGAAATTATAATTTACCGCGTAGATTGGACGGTTCACCGGTGCCGTGCAATGTATTCTGAATCCATCGATCCGTGAAAAATTTAGAGAACCTGTCATTTGGTATCGAGACGTGTTTATACAAAACGGATAGAAGAACATATTCTCGGCGTTAGAGGATGAATATTCAGTGTGATAATAGGAAGGTACGGCCGTGAAGAACGGTATCGCCGTTTGTTTTTCTGTGATATCTACACCGTTTACTTCTAGGCTTACTTTGTTAGTGACCGACACCAGGTTATTGTCTCCATATGCATTACTAGAAGCTATGAATTTTACGGGGTGGTTAAAAAAGAGAGTCTGAACAGTGTCATTCGAGGGTTCCGTTTTCTGGACTTGTTGAATGAGCATTACACGCTCGGTGGGCTGAGCGATTCGTAAACGTTCCTCCGTGTCTAGAGCGACGTACGTGGCGAAGAATTTCGGTTTATAATTTGCATTAAAATTGGAACTCCACTTGATTTTGATTCGAACGTCACTGTACTGTAAGGCCAGAATGGGTAAACTGTATCCCCAGTTTTCACAGAAAAACCAACGGAACGGATAAAAGTAGGATTCGGAACCTAACCCACCATGCAAAGAAGCCTGGTACGACTTTGCGAACGATGAAGCGAACAAATCAATCGCAATTTCTTCTGTAAATTCTGAAGACTGTTTATCTATGAGCTGATCTCCGATGTATAATTCTGCTTCTTCGATTACGTTTGACCAATCATCGATAAGTTTGGCCGTTTCATTTTCTTCTATGGTCATGAAACAGTAGTTCAACAGATCACCTGAACGACGAAGTGTGATGGTAGATGTATTCCCTGCACCCGGATTTCCATCGATCGTCTGTTGTTCCTGAAAAAGTGAAAAATTCGTGTGTCTCTTATGAGTCGAGTTGAAAAAGCTCAACTCAGGATTCCCAGTTATGTGTACGTCTTGTGCACCCAAAGCGATCAATCTGGTGATAGCTCCGGAACCAGACATTACTATATTTAAAAAAGATAATTTTAAACACCTAAGTGAGCCCCGCCTCATCAAGTTTTCATCAAACCTACTACCAACATGAACGTTACTTCTGTCACCGATTACATCCTCAAGCTCGAGAAGCTCAACGAAGAGTCTCGCACCAAGATTGAGCATCTCAAGAAGCTCCTCGACGAGGCCAACAAAGAAAAGGTCGCTGCGCTCAAGTCTCTGTACCACACGACCGCTCGAGTCACCGAGAAGGAGTGTGTGAACCAGGGTCTCGTCGACCGTCTCCTCGAACTTGGGGAGATGACTTCCGACTTTTACAAGACTGCCGCCTACAACAGGGGTGCGGAAATTCTTCGCGGACTCGACTACGAGGTTGAATCCGGTGAGAGTGTCATGCACATCAAGGGTATCGGCAAGTCTATCGCCACCAAGATTGACGAGTACCTCGAAGAGCAGGACCCCGACTACGAAGAGTCCGTTGCCTCCAACGACTACGAGTCTGACGAGGACACCGAGTCTGAGGTGGACAGCGACGACGAGTATTTCGTCAGCTACAATCACGACATCTATACCATGCTCAAGGACTACGCCAAGAAGGAATCCAATCCTTACAAGATTCAGGCGTACGAGAATGCCGCCGGTGAGATTTACTACCTACCCTTCAGGGTTACCAGTGGTAAGGATGCCATGAACCTTCCGGGTATCGGTAAGTCCATCGCCGCCAAGATTGACGAGTTTCTCAAGAAGACCACTTCTACCAACGAAGAAGTGGCACGAGCTCTCGAGGAGTTTGCCGAAGACCTCGAAGACCCTTTCAAGATTCGTGCGTACGAAAACGCTGCTGGACTCATCCGCAATCTTAAGTTTGAGGTAACCAGTGGTGAGGAACTCGCGGAAGGTCCCAAGAAGGTGAAGGGTATTGGCAAGAGCATTGCCAGAAAGATTGATACGTTTCTTCAGACTGGGGAAATGAATTAAATCCACTGAGCTGGTTGCTTGACCTTCTTTTTGGGTCTGCGACCAAGACGAGAGAGTACATATACGTAGAACAATAGTCCGTACCTTATCATTTATAATTTTAATTCAAACGAATCTTTTTTTTTACCGTCATACGCGTTCACGATACCCGATTCTATCATTTTTTCGTTCACGGACCGCTTATCTCCCTTACGTCTATATACTGTCACTAAGGGTCGACCGTATTTATCGTTTTTACCACATTCAATCCATACTAAGCCGTTAACCCTGTTTCTACACATAAATGGGTTCCATAATTGGTAAGGTGCGCGATCATCAAATCCACACTCTTCCTTAAACATGTCTCGCGCAAGTTTAGCGAGGTGAATATGTTCTGCTCTATCTTTCAACCCAAGACTGGGTTTTATCTCAGCTGAGTCATAGCCGATAGTTCTAAAATTAAACTTTAAGGGGCGACCATGAAGCATGATAACCGCCTTGAATGTATCTCCATCGTATACACTTGTGATTTTTGCATACCCCTCGTATTTGTTGAGACTAAAAACTGGCATCGAATCATCAACACCAGAAAGAATTCTTTTAGTGAAACAGCAATTCATATATAAAGAGGTCGGGGCTCCTCTTTAATATTTTTCTTGACTAATGATAAATAATGGTTTCGTATGTACTCAACGTAGACAAGGCGGGTGATCTTAAGTTTGGTCGTAAGAAGTGCCGTCTCCACAAAAAGGAGGAAGTGGTGAAGGTTGCCAGGGATTATGGTATACGTACTCCCAATAAGAAGACTGTCAAGGAACTTTGTGGAAGTTTAAAGAAGAAAATTCAAAAGGCTGAGCGAGTTTCGCGAGAGGAGGTCGCCAACATGAATAACGTCCCCCTCGCCAAACTGTATCCCGAGGCTGCCAAGAAGCGTGCGGCCGCCAAGAAGCGCGCTGAGAAGAAAGCCTTTAACAGGAAGGTCGCGGCCAATTTCATGAAGAGTATGGTGACGAAGCGTATCACTACGCCTGTGCGTGCCACGGTGAGAGCTGTGATGCCCATGCCCAAGCCCCAAAAGAAGGCTCAACCTCTCACCAAGGATGAAGCAAAGAAACGTATCATGGCAATGAAGGGTCTTACCGGTCGTAACAAATTTGTTTTAGTCAACAGGATCAATCTTAACCAACATTCGCCTCGACGGGTTGTTCGTCTGGCTCGAGAATTGGCGCGTCTTCGGTAATGTCGACTTCACCGTGTTGCGTATCCCAATCTGAGAGGTCGTTGTATACTTTTTCGGTGGTATCGTAACTCGAGGTACCGTCCGAGATGAGCATATCTCGTACCATCTCGTAAAGAACAGTGGTGAGCGCAAATTTGTATGCAAGAAATCCTACGAAAGTAGCTCCATAATCAAAATCAAAAGCGAACGGAGCATTGTTCCACGCCATTTCAAAAGCGGCGGCGCTGATGGGTGCCAAGAACTGTTTCTGAAACGGCGAATTCTCGATGTTATCTACGTGGTCCTCGAGTAAAGAGATGTAGGCATACGAGGCGAGACCCCCGAGGGTAGCGGAAACGCCCATCTCAGCACCTTGGGTGATGAAATAGGACGTAGCGAGTGCGGAGCCATACCCAGCCGTAGTGTTCCTGAGATTCTTCTTGAGACGGCGATATTCACCAGAAGTCTTGGGTACGACGGGCTTGGCGAAAGATGTAGTGGAGATCATTTACTATTTTTCATTGTTAACTAAGCTTTATGTGGCTTAAAAATTTTGGAACACAATAGTATATGCCGTGTCAACATTGTAAAAAGAAATGTGGAGTTCCGATTGATTGTAAATACTGTAGTGGTAGTTTTTGTCCGGGTTGTCTCAATTTAACGAAACATGATTGTCAAGGGGCAGATATCAAGAAGATGAAACAACGTAAAGAACTCGAGGATAGACTAGCATATGAACCAACTCCCAAGCACTTAAAGATTTAACTCGTAAAATAGATGTGCTGAAATGCCCGAGTGGTCTAAGGGGACCGACTTAAGATCGGTTGGTGTTCTCACCTCGTGGGTTCGAACCCCACTTTCAGCATCGCACTCATAGCTCAGTGGTAGAGCGCAAGTTTAGTAAGCTTGAGGCCGGGAGTTCGAACCTCCCTGAGTGCAACCCTATTAAAAGAATGGAAATCAACTAGATCATGAACGCTGTCCGTATTCATGATATAGCCTCCGTGACCTTTTTACTTCCCTTTTCTACGTTGGCAGTCGCCGAAGTATTTTTTGGATATGTCGTCTACCCTATGTTTTTAACACACACACTCACGTTTCATTTACTATACGATCTCATATGGATTTACGTACAGCCCAAAATTATCACGTCGCATCGGAATCTTATCATGTTGCACCATGTCGTCGCTCTCATGTATCTCCTTCGACCCCTTTTGAATCCTTTTGAATCACGTACAACTGCACTCGCGTCTCTCGTAGAGATTGACACGACGATTCTCATTTTGAAGAGACTTTTACCGAGGAGTACCTTCATGAACAATTTGTATCTCACGTCAAACATGGTCATTCGAGTGTACTACGAGACATTCTTAACTTTTCTGGTTTGGTTCATCTCGCGTTACGATCCATTTTGGGTGAGAGCCTACACGCTCTCGTGTCAACTTTTCATAAACGTATTCAGTTGTGGAATTTGCGCACTCACCTTTTCTAAGAACTTTAAGAAAAGAATCTAATGTACTAGTAGTATGCAAATTTTCGTAAAGACACTCACCGGGAAGACGATCACTTTGGAGGTTGAGTCTTCGGACACGATCGATAACATCAAGGCTAAGATCCAAGACAAAGAGGGTATTCCACCCGACCAACAACGACTCATTTTCGCTGGTAAACAACTCGAGGATGGACGTACACTCTCAGATTATAACATCCAAAAAGAGTCTACTTTGCACCTGGTTCTTCGTCTCAGGGGTGGTGGTGAGCGCAAACCCAACGCGTACATAAACTTTGTCAAGAAGCATCGTCCCGAGGTTGTCAAAGATTTTCCCAATCTTTCATTCACCGAAATTGGTTCGAAGCTCGGTGAAATGTGGAGGGCTCTTTCCGACGAAGAGAAAAAGAAATATGTGAAATAAGTATGTGGTTGTACATAGTAGGAGTTGGAGCATTTCTTTACACCGTCCCATATTGTTGTTTAGTTTCGGTATTTAAAGAACGAAATAGAAGAGGGTGTTCACCTAGAGGTTCATCAATGTACTTAAGGGATATGGACCATAACTATACATATGGCACCTCTCGGAGTTAAGAAACTTTGTTACGATGCTCATCTGCCTACTCGTGGTTCTGATGGTGCTGTGGGATATGATCTATATAGCTCCGAGGATGCGACGGTACCGTGTCAGGCGGGGCGAGCTCTAGTGAGTACCGGTATCGCACTATCCATTCCAGACGGTCTATATGGTCGTGTAGCTCCTCGCTCTGGTCTCGCCGTGAAGCACTGTATCAATGTGGGCGCGGGTGTGATCGATCCTGATTATACCGGTGAAGTCAAGGTCGTCCTATTCAATCATGGTACGGAAGACTTTGAAATCAAGAAGGGTGATCGTATCGCTCAACTCATTTTGGAGAGGTGTGAGACACCTATGATTAAGGAAGTTGGTCTTCTCGAGGAGACACTCAGGGGTGATGGTGGTTTCGGATCTACAGGTCTTTGAATTCCTCTTTGCAAAACCACAAATCTTCGGGTGTAGGCATGAATAACATACCATGGCGCATAGTCATATACAACTTAGCTTTATTCAGATCAGGGTAAGACCACAGAATCCAACGTTCCCAATATTCGGCCCGGAAGAAATCTTCCCAATCCTCTTTCGTACTTTTATCGATCCTCAACATTTCCCGATGAATCTCACCAGGATCCGTTTCTATTCGCAGCTTCTTAGGAAGGACAGCACCTTTTCTAAGAAGATGTGCACGCATGAGTTTGGGATTTCTATGATCGATGTAATGCTGGGTACCTCTCTCACCGAAATCGATGGCTCTCTTATTGGGTAACGTCACCCTGAGTTTGTGTGTTACGGAAGGGCTTGGTTGTAATACGACGTGCATTAATACAGCATAAGGAAAAAATTATAGCTATATTCATGCTCGAATATACGACACTCGACGGGACGATCATACAAGTTGGTCAAAATGCCAAAGAAAATGATCGATTGACGCTTTCGAGTGCACCTCGATATTGGTGGATGCACGCCGCCGGGTATTCGGGTGCACACGTTATCATCTGTGAAACGAATGATCTCTCTAGGGAGACGAAAAGGGATGCGATGGTTTTAACGATTCATCACAGTAATGCACCCGATACCAAAATGTCGTGTATTGACTTGGCTCGTGTAGAGCAAACCGCATCTATGCGTCAGACTGGAAAAGTTGAACTTCGAGGTGATGTCATGGAACTCACCATTTTTATGCGCCGTGAAAAGGAACGTTTAGAAAGGATCTTAAAAACGAAACGGGTGGTAACAGTATAATGAGTCATTTTCAGGATTGGAAACCCGTCGTCATTCATGGAGCGAAACACAATGTTTCGCGACCCACACAGCCACACCGTGAAGTGACGAAGGAGCAAAAGTTAGACCGCGAGGAGTTGGGGACACACGAGACGGTTTCACTTTCCATGGCGAAGATGATTCAACAAGGGCGTATTGCTAAAGGTTTCAAGACACAAAAAGATTTAGCGATCGCGGTGGGTGTGAATGCGAGTATTATCAACTCGTACGAATCGGGTAGAGCTATTCCGGATCCGAATGTGCTACAGAAATTGAGAAGGGTTCTGGGAGTAAAACTAAAGTAAGGAAGAATAATGTCCAGCGATGTAATACACATCCTTGAATCCAAGATCTTCCAATTTCTCTGCCGCAAATCTGGCCCGTTGCCCCGTATTGCAGTAGACGAGTAAACCTCTCTTGGGAAGTTCCGTCGTCGTTTTTTCATTGATTTTATCGACTGGGATGTGAAGCGCTTTTGGGTAATGACCCGCGCGCCACTCCACAGCTGTTCGAACATCTATGACCTTTTTAATTTTACCTTCTTTTATGAGTCTCTTGGCCTCGGAAGCAGACACGAGATTCTGACCCAAATAGGAATACGCAACGGCCGCAGTGAGGCCACCGGCTATGAGTAGGGGTATCATATATAAAGGTTTAGATGTTTTTATGATAAATGGCCCTCGGCAAGAAAAACGACGACACGACGACACGACTCACCCCAGATGAACGTGACGCCATGTACGCGAAAATGAAACAAGCGGCTATCGACAAGGCACTTCAGGGTGAAAAGGTTCGATACAAGTCTACGTCCAGCCCTGAGCGATTCAAGGCTTTTCTCGAGCATCGACTTACGATTTGGGATGAGCTAAAGGATAAAACGTTTCACGGAAAGCGTATGTATAACAAGACTAAGGAAATTCTAGCAAACTTTGAATCGAGCGCTAATTAAACGAGCTTCGTCCCAACGACCGGATTGTTGAATCAAGAGTCGTGTATTCGGTTTCATCCTGGAAAGAGAAAACCCTTCTCTTAATCTCTTAAAAGCATAGTCGATGGTCTTGCTGTTAATGTCACTACGTTTCACCTTGTACGCTCGCATTTCATTCTCCACCTCTTTCAGTTTGGATGTGAGTTCATTTACGGTACTTTGAAGTGAGGTAATGACGAGCTTCTGTTTCTTGACTTTCATATCCTCCGGTTTGTTCCGGAGTCTATCCTTCAATTCTGCGATAATTACCTTTTGCTTTTTGATCTTTAGGTTCTTCTTCTTCACCACCTTGTCAATCTCAGGTCCAAGGTCTACGACAAACTTGGACGTCTTGCGGGGTCGTGAACAAGATTTTACCATTTTGTAATACTTTTATATGTTTAACAAATTACTTAGGTGTTTAGTTACCGAAAGCGACGCCACCCATACCCTTCTTAATGCGTAAAATGTTGTAGTTTACGGCGTATACGCGGTGAAGGTTGTTACCACCGGAAGGACCGGTGAGGGCGAGCTTGGCATTGTCGATGCGACTGAAGTTTAGGGTGCCGGTGGGGTTCGACCTGCTCAAGCTGAGGCAGAAAGGCCACGTGAAGGTGGGAAGATCCTCGAGAATGTCATCGGGGAGGTCGCTACTGTGCATCTCGGGTACGACAGTGTGGTGATAGACGGGGGAGGTATCCTCGAAAAGAGGGGTACCGTTGATGTAAAGCGACGACTTGGAAAAGGTGAACTCAGAGTCCCAATCGTTACCGGTCGCCTTACCAGATACAAGGTGAATGGACTTGACGGGATGGTTGAAATAGGTGAGATCGATCTCCGTGTCGGTGTTGGTCGCGAGCTGGTGCTGGGTTTGGGTGAAGAGAAGATCGTGCTCGTTATCGGTGAAGAACTTGCGTTCCTCGGTGTCGAGGTAGATGTAGTTACCCCAGATCTTAGGAGTATCGGTGGGGGTGTACCCGTCCCTGCACTTAATACGGATCTCTACATCATGATACTGTAAGGCCACTAAAGGAAGGCACCTCGTGTAATCCTCGGCGAAGAAGAAGGGAATGATGTAGTGGTCGCCACCGTGGTTCGCCTTCTTGCTGTTGGTGGTGACGGCGTACGACGCCTTGGCCGCGCTGTCGCGTAAAAGGGGGTTATGAACACCCTGAATGAAAAGTGAATCCAATTGCGAAACCTTCTGACCACCGATCCACAGCGAAAATTCAGTGGGACTCGCAGCGGCGTTGGAGAACAAACCGGTGGCATTCTCTTGAACCCCGGCAATACCGGTAGACTCAATCCAAATGTAGCTCATGAGGTCGCCCTTAGAGCGAATAGGAACGGTGATTTCGTTGTTCGCACCGAAGGTACCGATGTAGTCCATCCTCTCGGGCTTCATCGCGAAGTTAGTATGGCGCTTATAGCTCTGACGGAAAAAGCTCACCTCTGGGTCACCAGTGATGAATACATCCTGGGCTCCGACAGACACGAGCTCAATTAAAGCAGCTGACATTTATTAATAAATGATATTAAAATTTTGGGTCGAGGTATACACATGGTAGTTTTTCAAGCACTCACATGGGAGGCCCGAGATGTTGAGGGTGAACATCAAATCAGCATCTTCGGTAAAACTGAAGAAGGAAAATCCATTTGTGTGACGACGACATTCGATCCGTATTTCTTTGTAAAGCTTCCGAAAGGAACGAAGCCTTCGGATGTGACTCGTCTGTACAATGATATTAATGCCCTAAGGAGGGATCACGTGACGAGTTATAGTCTGACGAAACAAAAGGATGTGTGGGGTTTTCAAAACAACGAAGAGTTTCATTTCATGCACTTGAACTTCAAGACTTTGGAAGCTCGACGTAAAGTCAATTCTATTTTCATGTACAACAATGATTTCAAAAAGTATCACGTGTACGAATCAAACATCGACCCCGTCCTGAGATTGATGCATCGTACGGGTATTCAATCTACTGGGTGGCTGGACACGGGTCCGAACTGTGTGCGCTCGCATCTCGCCAAGACGGATATTGACTTGTGGTGTAACGATTGGCGTACGCTTACACCTGTAGCCCGTGACGATATCGCACCGTTCGTTGTGGCGTCTTTCGATATTGAGTGTAATAGCTCTACCGGAAAGTTTCCTGATGCCGACGTTCCAGAAGATGCCTGTTTTCAGATTGCTATTTCGCTCTGTACGTTCGGCAGTGAAGAACCATACGATAAAACCTGTTTTTGCTATAAGAAGACGGACCCTAATCTCGAAGGTTCAAATATCATCAGCTTTGACACGGAAAGGGAAATGCTTCTCGCGTTCAAGGAGTACTTGAACAAGCAAGATATTGACATCATGACCGGGTGGAACATCTTCGGTTTCGATCTTGAGTATATTTACAAACGAGCCGCTATGGTTGGGTGTGGTCTCGACTTTTACGACTTGGGTAAACTCAAGGATAGTGAGTGCCACCTTGTCAGTAAGAAGTTGAGTTCCAGCGCTTTGGGTGATAATTTCCTGAAGCTTCTACCCATGCCCGGTCGATTTATTTTCGATATGTTCCACGAAGTTAAAAAGGGGTACAAACTGGATTCATACAAGCTCAACGAAGTTTCTAAGCTGTATCTTGGTGACCAAAAAATCGATATGGCTCCCAAGGAAATGTTCGCGCGGTACCTCGAAGGTGACCCTGTGAAGCTACGAGAAGTTGCCGAGTACTGTGTGAAGGATACTCTATTGCCGCACCGTCTCATCAAAAAGCTGTGTACACTTTTGAACTTGCTCGAGATGGCTAAAGCTACGTGGGTTCCTATCGCTTTCCTCGTGGAGCGTGGACAGCAAATCAAAGTATTCTCTCAGCTGTCGAAAAAGGCTCGCGAACTCGGGTACATGGTCCCGACGATCAAGTACGGAGCTATTCCCGAAGAGCCCTATGAGGGTGCTACGGTTCTCGAGGCACAAAAAGGAGCGTATTATACCCCTATTACCGCCCTAGATTTCGAAGCCCTGTATCCTAGTATCATGATGGCACATAATCTCTGTTACTCTACGTACGTGATGAACGAGAAAGACTATGGAAACGTCCCCGGTGTTGAATATGAAACCTTCAAAGTTGGTGAGAAGACGTATAAGTTTGCCCAGGGTGTACCGAGTCTTCTTCCAGCTATCCTTCTCGAGCTTAAACAGTTTCGCAAAAAGGCGAAGAAGGATATGGCCGCAGCTACAGGTTCGATGAAAGAAGTCTACAACGGTAAACAGTTGGCGTACAAGATTTCCATGAACTCTGTGTATGGTTTCACCGGTGCGGGTAAGGGTATTCTTCCGTGTGTACCTATCGCCTCTACGACGACGTGTAGGGGTCGTGGTATGATTGAAGAGACGAAGAACTATGTAGAGGCTAACTTTCCCGGTGCCAAGGTCAGGTACGGGGACACGGATTCCGTCATGGTCGAGTTTGACGTCGGTGAGCGTAAGGGTAAGGAAGCGATCGAGTACAGTTGGGAATTGGGTGAGAGAGCCGCAGAAGAGTGTAGCGCCCTGTTCAAAAAACCAAACAATTTGGAGCTCGAAAAGGTCTATTGGCCGTACTTTTTGTATTCGAAAAAGCGTTACGCCGCTAAACTGTGGACAAAGGGAAAAGATGACCAGATGCACATGGACTACATAGACGTGAAGGGTCTCCAGCTCGTACGCCGAGACAATACACCACACGTCCGAGAAGTCTGTAAGGAACTCCTCGATGTAGTGCTCGACGCCCCGGATACCGGTCCGCCTAAGGAACTGGCACGGGAACGTGCGTCTCAGCTCCTCGCCGGTGAGGTACCGAACGAGAAGCTCATCCTGAGTCAGTCTCTCGCCGATACATACAAGGTTGGTGGTAAATCTGTATCGATCATGAGCCCTGAAAGTATGCACATTAACCAAGCGCACGTACAAGTGGTTAATAAGATGCGCCAACGTAAGCCCGGTTCGGAGCCCCAATCGGGTGATCGTGTACCTTACCTACTCACCAAGACGGATAACCCCAAAGCCAAAGCCTTTGAAAAATCTGAAGACCCAAAATACGTAGAAGAAAACAACGTCCCTATTGACTATCACTACTACTTCGAAAACAAGTTTCTAAACCCTGTATGCGACCTACTCGATCCACTGTACGAGAATACCAAACAGGAAATCTTTGGTGACATCATAGCTGAACATAAACCCCAAAAGAAGAAGACTGGTCCAGCCCTGAGTACCATGAAACGAGAACAGCTCGTCGAAGAGTGTCAAAAGAACAACTTGGACGATACGGGTAAGGTTGCAGAACTTCGAGATCGTATTAAAGCATTTCGACAAAGACAAAATTCGGTTGACGACTTATTTAAAAATTACGAACAAAGTATGAGTAAGGATGAGTAACAAACGTATCGTCAAAATTGTTATGGAAAATGTGAAACAACTCATCAGTGATCAACTTCCCGCTCTCATCGAGGATGCGATCGACGAAATCGTACACGAAAAGGTGGATGAAGAACTCTCGCAAAGTGGGCGAGAGAAGATGGCTGAGGTTCTTGACCATATCCACAAAAAACATCAGATCCCTCTCGACCTCTTACTGCGCGACGGGGAAGAGGCATACAACACGGACATCTGCAAGGGAATCATCAAGGATTCCAACGGTACCACACGTAGGTGTAGCTTCAAGGCTAAGTGTGAGGGGTACTGTAAGTTCCACAAGGAACAGGGTGAGAAAATCCAGAGACGTACGCTGACTAGTGACGATCATTTCGAAAACGCGTGTAACGAAATTGATGAAGCGCGTTCGGAGCTTAGAGATTTGGGTATATTTTAGTGTAATGAACAAATCGACTATTCTACTATCATCAATCAACAGCTTTTATGGAGACGAAAAGAATCGAACTAAACTCATGAACATCTTAGACAAAACAAGTGGCATTTCACTCAGGAATCTTGAGTGGTTTATCACGAACTACGCGAAAAAGAATAACACATCCTATACAACCACCGATGGTAAACTCTTCACTGTACACTGTGCGTACAAGAGCAGTCTTGATGGCTATTCGAAGAAACTCTTTGATCCCTTCTGTCGGTCAGCCAAGTTTGCGTATACTATTCCGGGTACATCTCAGGAAATTCATACAACGCTGGCACAGCTGAATTTCATAAAATGGTGCATCAAGAATAACATCATCGAGTACATCGCGAACAACAAGAACTCGCTGTTTAGTAAGCAAGTGACATGAAACCCTTGTCAAAAATATACGTCTGATACCCCGTGTAGTACATGTGAAGTGAATACGTCTTTGTCGCCGTGTCGACGAGCGAATTCGCAGACGTGTCTAATTTCACTTCAATCGAAGTCTTATCGGATTGTATCTGACTAAAATCCAAGTTCCCCGATGGTTCCACATTAATCGGATTCATCGAGAAACTGTATGTGTATATGTTGCGTATAGGCCTGGAAAGCCTGTTCCTGAACGGAATCAGGTACTTGTAATAATTGTGATTTGTGTTGGATACGTTTGGTAATCGCTCACCGTTTATGTAGAAACTCGCCTCGCTCATGATCGGGTAGAAGAATGTCTGAACCTCATCGAAATTGACGTTGGACGAAAAGTTGAAACGGTTTTGGTAATACTTTTCTTCTTGTACGAGCTTACCACCCGAAGAGTCTGACGCATCCTCAAATTCGGTGTTGCGTAAGAACCAGTGAATACACTTCACCGGAATGTCTGGAACGAGATTGTTTCTGATGATGTCTTTATTTAAATCGCTCACTATGGTCGGGTGTTTACGTACGATATCTGTCACGAACGTTTGACGCTCCGTCGCAAAAAACTTGCGCTCTTCAGGGCTCACAGTAATCTCTTCGGTGATGAGTCTAAACTCTGGAAGCTGTATAGCCGAACCGGTATCTGTGAAGAACGATTGTTTGTGAAACTCCAACTCAAACTCAATCTTTTGGCGATGCACCGCACATATGGGAAAGTATGGACGGTTGGGTTTATTCGAAGTGTATTCATCACTCGCATACTTCCTCGAAAAGAAGAAGTGGAGGGGAATCACGAGATCAGATGAGTACTGCGCATAATCGTCGAAGTTGTCTAGAGTGGAATCATCGTAACCAATACTTCTATTCACAAGAAACCTATTCGCCACCTTTTCAGACATTTCTAAATAAAGCTCATCGTATATGATTCCCCAGTCATCGTGAATTTTCTCCACCTCGAGTTCATCGACAAACATGGTGACACTCTTGAGAATGTGTCTACCCAATTGATCCGCAAAGTTTTTACCTGCACCGAAATCGGACAAACCGGGCATGGTGATACTCAACCACATGTTACTCAAAAGATCACCCATATTTTGAGGGTGAAACTGAACCTTTATCGTTTGACCAAATGGCCACCCGGTCACCTGACCCGGGTTAATGATATTACGACTTCTGTGATACTTCCTAAATTCAGAGTGTCGTGTCATGTCCCGGTCCTTAAAGAACGAGTCTTCTGGGTCTTTGGAAAGTAAGTGTAGATCTTGCTTTCCAATAGCTTTGAGAGAAATCTTAGCGGCTTCACCCATACTTATCTATTGTCTACATATTTTTAATATCCGTTTCCCACATGTTCACGGGTGTTGTAGACCTCATAAGCTCGAGTTCCCTTTTCGCCTGTTCGGATTCCTTCAGAAGTTCTCGTACACTTTCTTCCGTGTATTGAACGGTCTTAATGTTTAGGAGATAGTCCCAAGACCCATTGATTTGGGGGAAGAGACTGGAAAGTTGGTTCTCAAGTTCTTGCTTTTTACGGCGGAAGACGACGATGTCACCGTTGATGACCATAGTGACAAACTTCGACTTGTATTCACACATCTTCGATTTTGCCTCGAGAACCTTGATGAGATACTCTTTTCGTTTTTTGTAATACTCGTAACGGAGTTTGATGAAGTCACTCAAAATTTCTTCGGGTGTGTTGTACTTGTGAATACCCCGCGTCGGGTGGAAAAGATGCATGTTTGATGTACGAATAACCTTTTCCAGTTTAAGATCCTTCACGACATCCTTACCATTATACTCTTGAATGAGGAAATCCACATTTTCCGTCGTACTGTTATTGGTAAAGCTACCGATGATCTTCTTTTCGACGAGGCTATCCAGGTGTTCTTTGTAATCCTGTGTCCACCGACCCGGTGGAAGTTCAGTCACCTTGATCGTCTTACCGACACACGTCCAAAGACCCTGGGTCATCCATGAATCGTCATCTTGTTCGAAAACTTTACCCTTGAAACCCCTGAACCACGGCTTCATTCGCTTGAGGCTCTTGTTGTGGAGAAAGTTGAGAATGTTCTCACGGATATCCTCCGGGTTGAACGGAGGTACGTAGCAACTGAAGCCGGTACCAATGCCTTCTGTACCATTCACGAGAACCATAGGAAGGGTAGGCATGTAAAAGTCGGGTTCGATGGAGCGACCATCATCATCCAAATAGTTGAGAATGGCGTCATCCTTGGGGTCGAAAATCTTTCGGGCCTCGGGTGTCAGTCGTGTGAAGATGTACCTCGTCTGGCTGGCATCCTTGCCGCCCATGAGCCTGGTTCCGAACTGCCCACAGGGTTCCAGAAGATTTATGTTGTTACTGCCCGTATAGTCATTCGCCAACTTCACGATCGTTTCTGCAAGGGATACTTCACCGTGATGATAGGCACTCTTCTCAGCCACAAAAGCAGCCAGCTGCGCCACCTTCATCTCACCGGTCAGATTCTTTTGGAAACAGGAATACATAACCTTCCTTTGAGACGGTTTGAGTCCATCACACACGTGGGCGATGGAACGCTTGAGGTCTGCGAGTGAAAAGTTTACGAGGTCCTTGTGTACAAAGTCTGTGATGTTTAGATTTTTTACGTTACCATATGGAATTTCGAGGTCCTTTGGATTTTTTGCTGTACTCTCCAGAAGCCACGTCTTACGGTCATCAGCCTTCTTTTTGTCAAAAGCCAAGACGATAGACTCGTCAGTCATGGTATCAACGTCAAACTTGACTGTGAGGTCTTCGATTTTAGAGAAATACTCACGGGCTTCTTTTGAGGTCGAGGTACCGAGACCCTTGTAGTACTTAATGCGCCACCCGGATTGGCCATTACCATACCACGCACGAAACGCCGAATCCGTGTAGAAGGATTTCGTTTGGGTACCACGGGTAGCCTTGATGATGGGTGTCACCATCGATACCACGAAACCCAACTTGAGGAGGCTGGGCCAGAAATAATGCAGTTGATTGAGAATCAAACCCTTAATGTGGGAACCATCGTTATCCGCATCCGTCATAATCATGAGACGACCGTAGCGAAGCTCTGATACGTTGTTGTACTCCCTGCCTTGTTGCAAACCAAGAATCTTCTTCAAGTCATTGAATTCTTGGTTCGAAGTCAACTGTGCGACAGAGGCGTCACGCACGTTCTTGCATTTACCCCGAAGAGGAAAGACTCCGTAGTGATCCCTTCCAACCACAGAGAGACCGGCGACAGCGAGGGTCTTCGCCGAGTCACCCTCAGTCACGATGAGTGTGCACCGTCCAGATTGAGCTGTACCTGCCTTGTTGGCATCATCGAGCTTTGGGATCCCCGTAATCTTTGACTTTCGTGCACCACCATCAGTCTTAGCCAGTTCCTTCATCTCCTTGAATTTCGAAAGCGCCGTGAGTTCATCTGAAACACCCGTCTTCAAAACGTTTTTGACAAAGGTTTTGGGCATCTCAAATTTGGACCCAAAATCTTGAGCCTTGAGGGTACACTCAGACTTGACCTGACTCGAGAAGGTTGGGTTCTCGAGGGTTGCCTTCACGAAGATGGCGAACGTGTTTTTGACCTGTTGAGGCTTGAGCTTGATCTTCTTGGCCATCTCTTCGATAATTCCAGAAGCG